CAGCATCCGGCGCCCCGTCATAATTGTCGTCAATCACACTCCAGCTTAAGTCATAATGTTGGCTAAAAGTTAGCTTTAATGTTGATTTGCTCATTATTTTAACTCCAGTTTGCGGGTAGGTTTGCCAGTTTTTGCGCAAAGCTCATACTCGAGCGGAAATTCAGCTTTTAGTAGTTTGCTGTCTATTGTTGTGGCGCCTTTTACCCAGTTGTAAGTCACAATTTCTGCACCTGTTGCGTCTATGACAGTTGTAAACTCACCCACTGATTCACGAATTTGGTCGGTCAGTATTTTGAATGCCATTTCCTGAGCTTTAAGCATTTTGCGCTGCTCTTTTGCGCACGCTATTAGATTTGCCAAAACTGCGTCTGCAAAAAGTGCGTCAGCTTGAACAGTTACTTTTGTGGTTATCTGCACTACGTTTGATTGAGCCATTTCATTATTCCTCGTTCGTGTTATGTTTTGTTCATGTGTTTATATTAGCACCGGTGTTAACGACTGTCAACGGTTATTTTATTACTTTTATATATTCCCAGTGTTCTTATCAGCACGCTTCTAATGTATGCAGACACGCTAAGCCCCTCATTTCGCGCTTTTTCCTCTATAGCTGCGTGTAGCGTTTCGTTTACTCGTACATCGATTCGTTTATCGTTTGTCATTTTTTAATCCTTTTGTTTTCCGAGACTTTTTACAAATTCTTCTAGCTCTGCCCATTCTTTATCCTCCTGAGATGCAATCTTTTTGCTGATTCTCAGGGTTTCCGCTGCATACTCTTTAGTGCCTGGGGTTTGGGAGAGATTCCATTTTTTCATTACGGCGTCTTTGAAACTTATTACGTTGCTCATGCTACAACCTCTTGCCCGTGTTCATCTACTTCTATCAAGTCAATATCCCAGCAAAATTCTTCTAATTCTTCCAATGATTGTGGGAATTCAGTAAGCCCAAACCATTCATTCAGGTTGCCCTCGTCAGACATGCGGTCAAAGTCTGCTTTCCAGTTTTCGACTGTATCTATGCTGCCAGTGTTTGGGTTTATTAGTCTTCTCATTTTCTTATTCTCTCTCGTTGTTAATGTTCGTCACTAAGGATATTGTACGACAAGCGCGTACAACTGTCAACACTTATCATTCTAAGATGCAAGCTTTTAATTATTTCTATACATCAATGCTGAAAAACGAGAATCTTTCTTTATCAGGTCTCTTAGCTCGTAAGGGCAGCAGTAGCATTCGTCATCATCTCCGGTCATATAATTATCAAAGCTACACGCTATATGTGCGTGGTCGCTAAATTTGAACGGTAGACGTAAACCCCTCACTTTCTTCATCTGCTCGGCGGCCCATGTGTAGCACGACTCGACTATCTGTGCGTTTTCCTGCGCGAGTGTTAAGCTCTTGAAGAGGTTAGGGGTGTTTAGCGCTTCATCCCATGCCATTACTGTCGTTCTTGTCATTTGCGTATCCTCGTTGTTAATGTTCGTCACTAAGGACAGTGTACGACAAGCGCGTACAACTGTCAACACTTATTTCCACTCCCTTTGGATTATTACGTACTCTACCTGTGGGATGCTTCTATCTCTATTGTGATCAATGTAGCTATCTGTTTGGTCTGTGCTACCTAGCTCGTATCTTTGGCATATTTCAAACACCTTGCTTACGTCTTCTACTTTAACATCATGAAAAACGCTAACATTGAAGTTTCTAACAGAAACGCTGAACTTCTCACTAGGGAAAGCCGCTTTTAGTTCTTTTCTGATTAATGATGATACTTGTGCTTCTGTACTTCTTGTCATTCTCTTATCCCCTGTTGTTAATGTTCGTCACTAAGGACAGTGTACGACAAACGCGTACAACTGTCAACAACTATTCACACAAATGTTAATAAATAATTGCAAATACCTAAGCCGTGCGGCATAATTACTCTATACTTTGTAGTGAAAAAGGGAATATAAATAAGTATGTCAACTAATAGGGTGAGATGTTTTCGATGTCGCGGTCAAAAAAAATATATTGGCATGGGCGGGATAGAGCGCGATTGCGAGGTATGCGATGCAACAGGCACAGTTAAAAAAATAAGCTTAAAGCCTGCTGCTCCTGTTGCTGAAGTCGAACACGTAGAGCCTGTCGCCGCTGCAGAAGTTATAGAAGTTATAGAAGTTATAGAAGTTATAGAAGTTATAGAAACTATAGCGTCAATCGAGCCAAATTCAGTTGTTGACGTTCAAAGTGAAGTTCAGGTTCAAGCTATTACAGAGGCGCACGCTCCCACAGTTAAGACCGGCCCAATCTTTGCTGGTTATGACGATGAGTTAATGCGTGCTGTTCTAGCCGAACCAACGATGACCACGGAGAACTGGCGCCTAAAATATGCATCTACTTCTATTACTACAGATGTGCGACAAAGACATTCTATTAGAGAGATGTATGCAGCAAGCCAGCCAATCGCTGACAGAAAAGTTGACTTGTCCGCTAGTCAAGATGCGGCGGTTAATGATGATGTGGACTATAAGAAATTTGTAGCTAATGAAAAAAAGATGGCAGCTAAAGCTGCAGTAGCAAAAGAAAAATCCCCACCCAGCGCAAAAAAAGAAAATAAGAAAACTGGGGTTGGCGGAGTATGAGCAACATAATAGACCCTGCAAATTTGAGGATGTTTGACCCCGACAAAAAGAATAGTATCTGGGATCCAAATTCAGAGTTTATGAAAGAGTTAGAGCTTTATAAGTTGCGCAGTGAAATCAAGCCTAGAAAAGTTAATGTGATGCTGTCTCAAGTGGGTATGATTGACGACATGATGAGCGAGGAAGGTACAAAACGTCTGTATGTTCCAATGGAAAAAGGATTTGTAAAATAGCTAAAGTAGGCAGACCGACACTTTACAACATAGAATTAGCAACTCGCATTTGCGAGGCTACAGCTACATGTACAGATTCATATGATAAAATAAAAGACAGTAACCCAGGTTTTCCAGCTCGCGATATTATGAGATTATGGCGTTATAGACACTTAGAATTTAAAGGCATGTACTCTGTTGCAAAGCAAGAGCAGGCCGAATTATACGTTGAAGAACTGAGAGAAAGAGCGCGTGACGACTCGAATGACTTGATAGCTGGCATCAATGGCTTGTCGAGCAATGCGGGCGCTATTGCGCGTCACAGGCTGATTATTGACACTGACAAATGGATTGCTTGCAAGTTGTTGCCTAAAGTTTATGGTGAGAAGCAGCAGGTGGAGAATACACTAATAGTGCATGAAGATACGCTGAAGGATTTGAAGTGATGACAAAAGAAGAGCTGTATTCTGCATGGTATGAAATGAATAGCTTGCAACTATCTAGTCACCCGCTAGTTACTTGCGAAATAAAAGAGCGAGCAAAAAAAGCTTGGTCTAAGCTTCAAGATATGTTTGTAGATGAGACAAACGAGGCAACCACAGAAACAAGAAAACTAATATCTTTGCTTGAAACGGTTGAAGACACTTTAAAAGACCTGAAATAATGGCTAAGCTTTCCCCCGAAGTAAATTTACACATTAGAACGCTAAAAGCTCGCATAGTTCAATTGAACATGACGCGACCCGCTAATTACGATGTCACAATTGCGTCAATTGAGAGAGAAATTCAGTTAATTATCGACAACAATCAGACGGATTTGAAAAGCAATTGACGAGAAGCAAAGCAGAGGAGCATATTAAAACATACATAAGCGGTTTGATGCGCTCTATTGCAATACTTCAAAAAGATAGGGTCATCCCTCATACACTCGCTATTCAATTGCTGCGTTCTAAAGTAGACAAGGCTTTGTATGAGTGCCGCAAAAACTCTGATTATAGCAGCATAATTGACAGTTTAGGAATAAACGATATTGAATAAAGAGTTAAATCTAGAATGACTGAAGAGTTAAAGCCGTGCGCCCATTGTGGCGAAATCGAACTTGGAATATTCCATGCGCCGTTACAGGGGCGTTTACACTATGATGTTTTATATGTGTATTGTTATAAGTGCGCCGTAAGGACTAGAGATTATATATTTCTAAATGGCATCGATAGGTGTATTGAGGTAAGGATGGATGCGATTCACGCATGGAATAAGCGTGTCGACAAAACCCAATAACATCGACATGTTATAATGATGCATCGATAGTGTGTACAGTTTATGCCCCCGTTCCCTTCGGTTAGCGTACGTAGACCAGTGGTAAATTAGGGGGCTCCAGTTTGACCTCGGCGTGATAGCTCGGCTGCCGAGTGCAAAATGTGTGCCGACACACAAGCTTTCATTTGTGGCTTGACCAAATATAAATGTGCATCCTACTAATGAACCCCTGTTGATCGTATGCAATGGGGGTGGGTGTATTAGAGTTTAAAGTTTATGCGTGGCAGCGGAGGCTCGAATACGCCGTGTCGCCACGCTCCATATTAAGGGCAATCCATGGATGAAGAAGACCTGGCTATACGTCAAAAGCTTAAAGATAACTTCGAACATTACGCTCTTAAGTGTTTAAAGATACGCACCAAGAGCGGCGATATAGAGCCGCTCATATTAAACAAAGCTCAAAGCTATGTGCACGCAGCAATGGAGGCCCAGCTTCTTGAGTTAGGTATGGTTCGCGTGCTGCTTTTGAAGGGACGACAGCAAGGTATGTCCACGATGACCGCGGGCAGATTCTATCATAAAGTTAGCTATAACTTCGGCAGGCTGGCATTCATACTAGCTCACGACCTCAACGCAACTGGCAATCTGTATGATATGGCGCACAGATATCACGAGCACACCCCAGCCCCAGTAAAGCCGATGGTTTCAAAGTCTAACGCCAAAGAGCTGGTGTTCGGAATACTCGAGAGCGGTTACAAGCTTGGCACAAGCGAGAACAAAAACGTTGGCCGCTCCATGACTATTCAATACTTGCACGGCTCAGAGGTTGCATTTTGGAAGAACACCACGGACCACAGCAAGGGCGTCTTACAAGCGGTACCAAATGCGCCGGGGACAGAGATCATTCTAGAATCTACAGCAAACGGCGTAGGCAACTGGTTTCACAAGATGTGGCAAGACGCTGAAGCTGGGTTGTCAGAGTACATCGGTATATTTGTACCGTGGTTCTGGCAGCGCGAATATGTAAAAAAGTTACCGAAAGACTTCAAGCTGACACCGCAAGAAACAGAACTGGCTACGCAATACAATCTTACTTCTGAGCAAATTAACTGGCGTCGAACCAAGGTGGTGGAGTTCTCGGCTAATGGCGTTGATGGGGCTAAAGCTTTTAAACAAGAATACCCATGTTGCGCCGCTGAAGCTTTCATATTGTCGGGCGAAGACAACTACATACCGTCCGACGTTGTAACTAGGGCGCGTAAAACAAAAAATGTGGAGGGCTACGGTGCGTTGGTTATTGGTGTCGACCCTGCTCGTTTTGGGGACGATAGAAGTTGCATATTGCGCAGGCGGGGGCGCTTGGGCTACGGGCTTGAGTCGCACGTTAAAAAAGATACGATGGAAATTACAGGTATTGTTTATCAAATTATACTTAAAGAGAAGCCTGCAAAAGTATGCATTGACATTGGTGGCCTTGGCGCTGGTGTTTACGACAGATTGCGCGAGTTAGTGCCCGACGCTCACATCTTGGTAGCCGTAAACTTCGGGGCGAAACCCTTCGATGGTCAAAGGTATAGAAACAAAAAGGCTGAAATGTGGGGAGGGACGCTTGAGTGGTTGAACGAAGAACCATGTCAAATACCTGACTCGGACGAACTGCATGCAGATTTATGTAACACAAAGTACAAGATAGACTCTAACTCTAGGCTAGAGATGGAGTCTAAAGCGGCCATGAAGAAACGCGGCATTAGGTCTAGTGATTGTGCGGACGCATTAGCTTTAACGTTCGCTCTTCCTGAGTCTGCATTTCACGCAAACAAAAAACAAGATGAAGTGCTAAACTTGCTTAATGAGAGCTTTGACGCAAGAATGGCAGCAAGAAACAAATCAGGGAGGTAGTTATGTCAGGTGTAATGGGTGTTGGTCAGGCGGAAGACGCCCTCATTGACGGTAAAATAAATTTGTCATCGATCAAAAAAGACATTGAAACGTTTCACAAATATTTTGAGCCAAATTATAAAACCTTTCGTGAGTTCTTTAAGCTGACGTTTCAGTCGACTTTATCGCAAGCTGAGAAAGACAACTTAGAGTTAATAGGTAAGCCCGCGCTCGAGTTTGCAATATTCGAAGCGTATATATCTAGATTGCGCGGTGAGTTCTCAAAACAGCGCCCGTCAATGAATGTTCACGCAGCCGAGGGCTTAGCTATTGGCAAGCTGGATGACCAATACTTAAAGCTTATGAAAGTGTCACAAGCTCACTTGGACGAAATATTTCTGGCGTCAGACAGCGAAGGTTTTAGTGATGATATGTATTGCGACACTGCAGCCGGTGGGTTTGGGGTTGCAAAAGTTGTCACGGAATACTTGAACGAGAAATCATTCCTGCAGAGGATAAAGCTAGATAGAGTAGCAAACCCATGCATGTGCGGCTTTGACCCGCTTGCAATGAAGCGTCACAAAGGGGATGGTCGCTTTTGCTTTGAGCTGTACCCAATGTCACAAGAGGAATTTGCAACAGAATTTGGCAAGGCAAAAGCTAAAACTTTCAACTTTACACGCTCTGTCCAGAATTTTAATTGGACATATACAAATCAAGATATAAAAATAGTGCTAGTGGCTGATTACTACGTGAAAGTGCCTAAAGTTACGACGCTTGTTCGCATAGCTGAAAACACGCTAGATTGGCCTCAAACAATGATGCTTCCTGAGTATAACAAGCGTGTGAAAGACTTTGACGGAATAGAGCAAGTCCCCGAAATTTTAGAGCGACGCAAAACCACTGCAACTTCAATTTGGCGCTACAGAATATCGCAAAATGAGATACTAGATAGCGAAGAAACGTTCTATCCTATGTTGCCCTATGTGTTTTTTGATGGCAATTCGGCTTATGTTCAAGAGGAGCAAGGCGGACAAATGCGCCAGAGATGCAAGCCTTACACTTATCACGCGAAAGGTGCGCAGCGCTTGTTCAACTTCGCAGGGCAAACTATCGGGCAAGAGCTTGAAGACATGCCCCGCAACACCTATATGATACCAGTCAGAGGTATACCTAAAGCGTATATCAAGCAATGGCAATACCCTCAAATGGCTGGCACTCTAGCGTATAACGATGTTGACCCCGAGAACCCGAATTCGCCGGTTGCACCTCCCACTGTCACGCAAAGAATGCCCACCCCTCCCTTGGTTCAAGAAACATTTGTAGGTGCGCAAGGAATTATTCAGCAAACTTTAGGGTCTTACGATGCAATTCTAGGCGTCAGAGGCAATGATATATCCGGCAAAGCTATTCAAAACGGCGCGATGCAGTCAGACGCTGCAGCTATGCCCTATTATGTGAATTTCATTATCTCGATGCAGAGATGTGCGGAGATTATCCTCCACTTGATGCCGCTAATATATAACACGCCTCGAACTATTCCAGTTAGACTTCCAAACGGCAAGCGTGACTATCAAGTCATTAACCAACCATACCCTAAAGTGGACAAACAAGCAGAAATGCAGCAAAAAGCACAGCAAATGGGGTTGGGTGGAGTTCAGAGTCAACTGGAAGAGTCCGGCGAAGAAAGTGCGGAGTCTGAAGAAATGGAAGACGCATTAATGTTTAATTATGACCCTCACGATTTAAATGTAATCGTTGAGCCAGGCGTAAACACTCATGTGCAAAAGCAATTATCTTTTGAGCTGTTAACTCGCGCAATGGAAGTGTCACCTACGCTAGCTGAGTTCTTTAATCGTCAAGGCTTGCCGGTAATCCTAGAAAGTTTAGACTTGCCAGGCATCGAGGCGTTAAAAGATATGGTCGAGCAGTTCCAAGCGCAGATGGAGAAAGAGCGCCAAGCCGCTGCAGACCAACCGCAAGAAATTGACAAGATGGTTCAGGCCGAAATGGAGAAAGCAAGGCTAGATTCAGAGGCTCGCATGCAAAAAATAGAAGCTGATTTCGCAGTGGCTATTGCTAAGATTGCTGAAAAGCAGGAAGAAACAGAGCTGAAGCGCCAAGAGCTAGAGCTTAAAGCACGCGAAGCAAACATCAGGCTAAACATGGACCGGGAAAATGCGGCATCGGCTAACACTTCCGCAACTATCCAGCAAGCGATTGACGTAATGAAGCATCAGGGCGAGCAGAAACAGATTGAAATGCAAAACGAGGCGCAAATGCAGCAAGGTGAAGTTCCCCCACAAGGATAGAACCGATTTGCTACCGGTTTTAAAAGATCGGTAGTGCGTGGCTGCAAGACAAGGAATCGAACCTTGATTCGCGGATTAACAGTCCGTCGTATTACCGTTATACTATCTTGCAAGATTCAAGAATTGACGCCCTTACTTTAGGCACATGGGTGTGAGCTAGGGAGCTGGACGTCAATGTTTATTGTACCATTATGAATCTAAGCTTCATACCTTCCAGGTTAAAAAAAACATATTTACAAATGAATTTATATGTGGATGAAAGTTGTTCAAAATTTGCACAACCAAGACCTTGCATGCTATATTTAACACAGCTTATCTGCCACGTGCAGAAAAAGTGCCGTGAGTCGTTGAAAGGCGATTCATGATAACTGACGGGCAGCATAACCCGGTATACGTTCCGACACGGTAAAATCGGCACACGTCGTGCAGACGGTCTACGTTATCTTTAACGGTTAAAAAAGAAAGGGAAGTTTTAAAATGAGTAGTGAAGATATTGCGACAGACTTAGGTCAACAAGATGAAGCGGCACAATCTGCACCTGTAGCACAGGAACGTATGATTTCGCAGTCTGAAGTTGACAAAATAGTACATGCGAAGATAATGCGCGAACGTGAACGTAGTATGGGTGGAATGCAACAAGCGCCTAATGCTCAAGCTGGTGGATACAACGAGGAAGAGCTTCTAGAAAAGATGGCTTCACGTATGCAGAAACAGCAGGACGAGCAACGCCAAAACTATGAACGCGACCAACAGAAAGCGCAAGTTGATGAAATAGCCAAAAGCTACTTAGAGAAGATGGAACAAGGCAACGAGCTTTATGACGACTTCAAAGAAGTAACCGAAGACTTTTCACCAGCTACTTATCCTCAAATTACTATTATGGCGAGCCAATACGATAACTTACCAGACATCATGTATGAGCTGAATAAGAATCCTAGAAAGCTTGTCGATTTACATGTGCTAGCCCTAACCGATCCGCCTAGAGCGAAAAAGGAAATGGCTAAATTGTCTCAGTCTATTAAACAGAATGAAACAGCACTTGTGAATAACTCAAAGTCGCCTGCTCCACTATCCAAAATGAAATCTTCTTCTGTAGCCGGGCAAGATAGCGGGAAAAAGACGATCAAGGATTTAAGGAAGGAAGCCAGATTTAGAGGCTAGTATTCACACTTAAAGGCCATCCCAGTATCTAGTCCGATGTAAAATTTTTAACATTGGAGATAATACTATGGCTGTAGACGCCACAAATATATTACAACAAGTTGCCACTTACCAAGAGTCTGACTTGGCATACTTGATTAACTTAAACTGCTTTGTAACTACCGCTAACACCAAGTTCAAGAATTTTGAAAATGAAATTGGCAACTTAGGCGACACAGTTACATTTGATAGAACACCACGCTATGTAACAAACAATTCTTTAGTTATTACAGCTCAAGCGTCTGTTCAGCGTGTTCAAACTTTAACAGTTGATAACGCACAAAACGTAGCTTACAACTTCACATCGCAACAAATTCTATTTAACGTGGACGAGTATTGGGACAAGTTTGCCAAGTCTGCAGTTGAAGAATTATCAGCTAACGTTGAAGCTTCAGTAGCTAATGTATGCGTGCAAAACACATTCAGGTTTTACGGTGATGGCGTAACACAAATCACAACATTCAACCAATTAGCTAAAATGCTTAGCTTTTACAGAAACTTTGGCGCACCTAAAAATTCAACTAAAGGTTTCTTGTCCGACATAGCTGTGCCTGATATCGTAGGCTCTGGTTTAAATCAGTTTGCTACAAAGCGTAATGATGAAACAGCAATGAGCTGGGAAGTAGGTTCGTTCAGTCGATGTGAATGGTATCAGTCAAACTTATTGCCGGTTCACCTAGCTGGCACTGAAGGTATCGAGGGTTCAGTTCTTACTGTTGTATCAACAACTAAGAATACTAACGGCGAAATCACTGCAATTACTTTCTCCGGCACAGATGCCGCGTTAGATGCAGCGTCAGTGCTACAGTATGACAAGTTCCAATTCAGCGATAACATAGTGGGTTTCACAAACTTAAGATTCCTAACATTTATCGGCCATTTTCAATCAGCAAGCCCTGTGCAATTTGCATCAGCATCAGTAGCAGCTTCAACTGCCGGCCAACAAGTTACAGTAACTTTGTACCCTCCGTTGTTGCCAGGCGCTCTACAAGCTGCATCAAGCGACACTATGAATATCAATGTGGATATCATAGCTGGCATGCAAGCAACTGTACTGCCTTCGCATAGAGCTGGTGTTGTGCATGCTGGTGAGCCTGTGTTCCTTGCAATGCCGAAATTACCAACACAAGAACCGTTCTATTCAGCTTCTGAGTATGACGAGGATACCGGCGTTGCGATGCGATGTTATTGGGGTACTGTGCTTGGGCAGAATCTCCAAGTGATGGCTCACGATTGTATTTGGGGCTACACAATGGTGCCAGAATTCGCAATGAGTGTTATTTTTCCACTCTAATTTGTTTCCCCTCTTGTTGTTAATTCCATATAATGATGGGATTAATAGCAAGGGGGAAGTGAGATGGCAGCGAACAATAAATGTAGTGATTGTGGGGCGGACAGGGAAGAAAAGTACAAAAATGATAGTTGTTGCAAGGCATGTAGATACAAGAGGAACCGAGCCAAGCGCGATGCAGATATGCTCGCCAAAGGCAAGCAACCTTATGGGTCTGGAAGAAGTCCAAATTGCAGCAAATGTGGGAAACCTAAAGACAAATCATTTTTATCAAGTGGCTACTGTCGAGCCTGTAAGCTTGAGTCAATTGCGACAAAGCGAGCAACCGCCAGAATTGAAAAAGGTCAAAGGCCATTTGGTGACGGCAGAAGCTTCAATTGTTACAAATGCGGAAAGCTTAAAGAAAACCTACAGCACGGATATTGTAACGAATGCCATAGCGCAAACGATAGGGAAAGAAGGATGCTTAATAAACAAGCGCCTGAATTTCTTGAGATGGAAAGACGCAAGCATTTGGATAGATCGAGCACTGACCCAGTTTATGTTTATAAAAGAGCGGTTCGAGGCTTTACAAATAAACGTATTAAAACAGGTGTTTTGCTTCGGAAGCCATGCGAAATATGTAATGCAGAAAAAGTGGATGCGCATCACGATGACTATACAAAACCATTGGAAGTTCGCTGGTTATGCAGAAAACATCACAATGAACATCATAGAAACAACGGCGAAGGCATTTTGCCTGAAAATTTAAGAGGATAAATTTATGTCAACTTCATCAACAGGCTCAATACTACCAGGTAGCCCAATGGTTAATCTTGGTAATTTATACGTAAGAGGCGCAGGATTAATATTTTTAACAGGGACTACGCTTACTGTTAGCGCAGGCCAAGTTCGTGATTCTACAGATGCTAACGACATTCTTGTCGGTGGCAATCTGTATTCTAACCCTAGGGTTGCAGCGTCAGACGTTACAGTTAACACAGCTTTAACTGGCGCATTGGGTGTAGATGTTGGCGGCGGTGCAGCAATCGTTGCTAGTACAATGTATGCTGTTTATGTGATTGGCGATTCACGCGGATTTAATTCAGGTTCTGCCGTATTGTCAGCAAGCTTCACATTGCCATCTTTGCCGTTAGGCTATGACATGTATCGCTATGTAGGCTCTGTTTCTATGGATGGCGCAAAGGCTGTTCGTAAATTCTCACAAACTGGCGCAGCTTTAGATCGCACAATGTGGTATGACCCAGGCACAGGACCAACCACTTTAGGCGTGGTGATACCTAGCTCGCGCACAACCGCATCTACAGCGTTTGTATCTGCCGGCACACTTACTACTTTGATTCCACAATCTCCTGTGGAAGTGCTTCTAAATGTGAGCTATACACCCAATGCGGCAGATGACATTATAAAGTTCGCCCCTTTCGGTTCAACTGGTTCTTACGCTTCATTTTCAGGGGTTGCCGCGCAACTTCAAAACACAGTAGTTAGGGTTCCTTCTGCATTAAATGCCACCCCTGTGATGGATGTGGTTGTTGCTACTCCTGCGGCTATTGGCGCATTAGTAATAACAATGAATGGTTATGTAGACCAGCTATAATGATTAGAGGGT